CTTTTGCACGACCTCTTACTTTTTCTCTGGGTTCTTCCTCCTCTGGGGGCATCTTCAGAGACAGGCCTGCATCTTTGAGAAGTTTCTCAAATGCATCGTCACTGTTTACGATTTTCATACCTAGACCACCAGTGGTTCGTTTTACAACGTAAGACTTACCACTACCTGGCCCGCCTGCAAGGAAGAACGCTTTTAGTATGTTGGGGTCATAGACCCCCTCTTGCAAATCTTGGAATGTTAACATTCTGTTTCTCTATAGATTTTTCTTGTTCAATACTTCTGAGTAAGTATTTATCATTTGCTGTCAATGGTTCAATTCGTCTTGGTTGCGTTAGAAAATTCATTTTCTCTAATCGTTTTTTTTGTTTAGTAGTCATAATTGTTCCTCTGTTTAATGAATAAACATAACAAAAGTTTCTATAGATTGTACCTCCTTTTATATTACGTTTTTAGACACCACGCCTTTAGATCTCCTTTTTGGTTCTCTAGCTGCGGTGTTCTGTTCTAATTCTTGTTCGTATCCGTCTTTAACCAAACTCATCACTATGGAGTGTTCTTTTTTTGGAGCTAAATCAAAAATGTGTCTTAAATTTGATATGATATATCTCCCTGTATAATATGGGTCAAAATCACCAGATTCATTAGCGTTTCCTACTGTCTGTTTATTGAATTGAATTATCTGGCCAACAGAAATATTAGTTGAACCATGAACTTTAACATTTAAGGAAACACCTTTGTTTAACTCTACAAATTTTGATTGTCTGGGTAACAATGTATTTTCAATACCATTAGGACTATATAGTGATTTGATGTTCTTTGCAGTTGGATCTAAAACATAATGTTGTGCGTCACTTCCGTTACTCTTAGATGTGGGATGAAGATGTATGTTAGCGTTAGTAAAATTATCAACGGTGTTATCAAACTCGTCAATAAAATTAGTATTGTATATTGGACTATTACCTAACCTACCGTAGTCATTAAAATTGTTAAAATATCTAAAATTTTTTCTTTCGTATTTTTTACTGTAAATATCGTAAGTTATCAAGTCTGAAGCAAGTAAACCACCCCTGACATTTTTTACTGTATCGTTGACCGCAATCATCTCATGTGATATTGGCCGACTATATTCTTCTAACACATTTTTAACAACTGTTCCAGAACTCTCTTGGTGATAAAATTCGCCTGTGTTATATTCTGCGGTTATCGGTTGAGCATACAAACTGTCTAAACTTCTGAAGTTAAAACCCTCTTTATTTTCGTAGAACAAAAAGAAAGGTGAACCGTTATTTTTTGAAATTGCTTCAGAACTAAGTTTTTGTATGAAAGTAAAGGGGTTACTGTTAGGTGAAATTATTTTTCTGACACCAACTGTTTCTTCAATGAACAAATCTTTTTTTGAATTTATATATCTTGAATTTTGTATTACATCAATCGCAATATTATCAATCGTGTTTGTATAGCTTTTAGAAACCCTAGTTCTTAAATTTCTTAACATCTCTGGGGAGGCAAAATGTAAAGTTATTAACTCTGAATTTGTTCCCTCTATCCTTTGGTCTATTTTGTAAACCGAAAAAGGATTTTTAGTAAAATCTATAACTGATGTTCCACCCTCAGTAATCGAAGCAGTTTTAATTTTAAATGATAAAAATTCTTGACCGATTATCGGTAAATTTGATACTATACTGTTTGCATCTAACAGGGTGATTGTCCCTGACATGGTTGGTGAGAATATGTTTTCAAAAAGACTTATTGAAACTGTTAAACCGTTTAGTGGTATGATATTGCCAGATGATGCAAATAACCTTACATCCTCTAAAGTATACTCACCAGCGTACTGTATTCCACTGGCCATTAGATGATAGATTCTCCGATTCTATTTTCAAATTCAGTTACAAATAAATCAACAAATGTTGGATCTAATAATCTTATTCTTCTTCTGTCATCCTGTAGTCTTTGTTCATATTCAAAATTTGTGACCGCAGTTGCAGTCGCAGCTATCACTAATGAACCATCTGGATTTGTGTCCACATCATTCTCAACCCATATTTTTTTTGTGGTGTCACCAGAACTTTGTGTTACCTCGTAGTGATGTATACCGTTAGGATCATCGTACTTGTCCTCAACATATTGTCTAAACTGAATAAAATTCATTGGCCATTGATGATATCTGTCAGTAATGTCATTTATCATCAATACGACATAATGTAACTCTGGATCACCATACAACTTGTCTGCGATTATTTCTGGTGTCTCACCCTCTTTTACATCGTAGGTGTCAAAGATAGATACGTTCTCCTTTACCTTTGCCCGTAGACGAACCCTTCGTAAAATATTTGTAACATCTTTAAAATTATAATTACCAACAGAGTCGTAAGGTATAACAGGAAATGAGGAAAAGAAAGACATGATTAGAAACCTTCCTGAGCTCTTTGTTTGGTGATGAGTTCCATTTCCTTGAAGTTTAATGTCATTGTTGTTTCCACTGGAGGCGCACCCTTTGAGTTTCCATCAAATGCTTTAAATCTATCTCCACCATAACTCACGTTCATACTTTCTAAAACACAAGTTGATATCTTGTGAAGATATTCATTTTCTTTTCCAACATACATATATTTTATATCAAAGGTGTTTGGTATTTTTAGTCTCTTACTTGTGAACGCTGCTGTATCATCGACAGACATACCCTCTGGTAACATATTTATTTTAAACGCATCAACGATATGTTTTATTTCGTTTGCTTCTTCCTCACTTTTTGGTATCATCTTAAATGTGTATTGGAACCCTCTTTTTGGTAAACCCTTAAATGCTAATTCCATACGGTTTGTCATGATGAAACCTTGATTCATTTCAAAAAGTTCTCTCGCACCTTGAGCGCCTGGAACCCCACCAGCGACGGCTAATAATGCTTTCGTGGCTGCATCAACCATCTCATCCTTTGTGGGATCTGATGTTAGTTTTCTTATTTTATCTTTAGTTGCGGTTCCCTTGTCCAACATTTCTCCAACAGTAGCTGCAAGAGCACCTATTTCAGTGTCCGTATAATTTGCGGTGTAAGACACATTTACCGTTGGGGGCATATATAATGCGATTGCAGTATCTAATCTTGTTGTTGGTTTTCTCTTAACTATAGCAGTATTTTTAGATTGTTCAATAACTGATTTTCCCTTACCCTGTAATTCTTTTGGGTCTATGGTTGACTCCCCTACATTTTGACTGAGACCATCTATTAAACTATCTAACCCTAATTTGTTTTTTACCGTTTCAAATTCTTGTCCAAAACCACTAGCTGAAATTGTATCCGTTGCATTTCTGATAAACTCTGATATGCCATTCTCTGCTCTTGCTTTTAATATAGATGCAGCACCTTGACCATCCCTTTGTTTTGAACCGAATGATATTTGTGAGTCTTGTTGCTCGTTAATAAAAAATAACATATAATGTCCATGATTACCCAACCCTTGATCTGAGTTAGTTACATCAAGTGGAAAGGTAAATGCTTTGGGATCAAGTCTGGGTCTGAGATTTGGATTTTCAGTTGGCTCTCCACGATTGAGTGATGAACCGATTACGCCCTTTAGATTTCCTATGGATTTTTGTAGTCCCTGATTTGCAAGCGATACTGCTTGACCTTTTACGATGTCGATAAATGCTGGCATATAAATAATCCTATTAGTTTAAGTATTTATACAATATGGCGTACAGTGGAATATATAAACCAGTAAATCCTCAAAAATATCGAGGTAATCCTAATCAAGTAGTCTATCGTTCTCTGTGGGAACGTAAACTGATGGTGTATTGTGACCATAACGATGCGGTTCTTGAGTGGGGTAGTGAAGAGGTTATCATACCCTACATATCGCCTTGGGACGGTAAAATACATCGTTACTTTCCAGATTTTTATATGAAGGTGAAACAATCTGATGGGTCAAAGAAAAAGTTTATTATTGAGGTCAAACCAAAAGCACAATGCAAACCACCAATCAAGAATCCTAAAAGAAGAACAACAAGGTGGCTAAAAGAGGTTCAAACATGGGGTGTCAATCAAGCAAAGTGGAAATCTGCAACCGAATATTGTAACGATCAAGGTATGGAGTTTAAAATATTAACTGAAGATCATCTCAACCCCAAGTATAAATAATCATATGGCAACAGAATTTATACAAAAAGTAGTTGAAGCAACTGGTGGTAAAGATCGTTCAATCTCTTGGTTTCAAAATAAAATAAGAGAGTTTGGTTCTCCGACATCTGCACAGCTAATTCGTGAGGGAAAGAGAAGGTCAACACCTTTCTTTGGAAAACTAAATATGTTTTTCTACTCACCAAAATACAAAGACAAACTACCTTACTACGATAGGTTCCCTCTGGTCTTACCATTAGAAAGTTTTAGAGGTGGGTTTCTGGGTATCAATTTACATTACCTACCGATACCACTTAGAACCAGACTACTTGACAGATTATATGAGTTCAGTAGTAACGACAAGTTTGATAGTACAACAAGATTGACAGCCACATATAATTCTGTAAAAAACATATCACTGGTAAAACCCACAATCAAAAAATATTTGTACAACTTCGTAGAGACACAATATCGTAGAATAGATGCAGATGAGTTTGTTGTTGCAACCCTGTTACCTGTGCAAAGATTCACAAAAGCGACCAGCAGAAAAGTCTGGAGAGATTCTAGGAGTATGGTCTAATGGCAGATAGATTTAACTTAGGTAGTTTTATTGAATCAGCTGCATATGCAGCTCTTGATGAGATTTTTGCAGAGTTTCGTAGTGATGATGGTTTTGCAAGACCGACACGTTATGAGGTTTTTTTCTTCCCACCAGTATCTAGAAGTCAAACCAATATTTTTGCACAAGTCATGGGACAAACCGTTGCAGATCAAACCGCAAGAAAAACCGCATTGCGTTGTGAATCCTTTGAATTTCCTGGCCGTAACTTGGACTCTGCACCTGACACAAACATTTATGGGCCCGAAAGAGAAATTGTTCAAGGTTATTCTTATGGTGATGTGACTGCGACATTTCAATGTTCATCTGATATGAAAGAGAAAAGATTCTTTGAAACATGGCAACGACTTGCATACAATCCTCAGACTTGGAGTATGCAATATTATAACGATTATACTGGTTCAATAAAAATATTCCAGTTAGACGAAACAGACAGACAAAGGTATGGTGTTGAATTGGTTGAATGTTATCCAAAGACGATAGCTTCACAAGCAATAGCATATGCAGCAGTAAACGAGATACAAAAAGTATCGGTCACATTTGCATACCGATACTGGAAAGATTTAAACGATGAGGCTGACTTACCCAAACCATTAACACAAAGGGTTGCTGAAGCAGTGTTAAATACTGTAGAAAGTAATATAGTATCACAGATACCCAAAGTGTTAAGGAAATTATAAGGATGAAACATTATGGCATTACCAAAACTAGACACGCCAACCTATAGGTTGACGATACCTTCAACAAGGGAGGAGATAGAATATAGACCATTTTTAGTTAAAGAACAAAAATTATTAATGATGGCTCAAGAGAGTGAAGATGAACGACAAGTTATAGATACGGTAGGTAAATTAGTTAGTTCATGCACTTTTGAAAAGATTGACTCAGACAACTCACCACTGTTTGACATTGAATATGTATTTTTAAAAATAAGAAGCAAGTCTGTCGGGGAAAAAATAAAGTTAAATCTGACCTGTCCTGACGATGAAAAAACACAAGTTGAGACAGAGATTGACTTAGAGGATGTGTCGGTGCAGATGGCAGCTGACCATACAAACGAAATACAAATAACTGATACTGTTAAAATGTTTTTAAAATATCCGATACTAAAAAATATGAAATCGGTTGCATCAGATGATAGTCAAACCAAACAAGTGTTTGAAGTTTTGAGTCAGTGCATACATGAGATTCATTTTGGGGAACAGGTCTTTAATCGTGTTGATATATCTAAGAAAGATATTAATGAATTTATAGATCAATTAACATCGGGACAGTTTGATAAAATATTAGATTTTTTTAATACTATGCCAAAATTGCGTCATGTGATTCCAGTTACGAATCCCAAGACGCAAGTAGAAAGTGAGGTTGTAGTGGAGGGCCTGGCAAGTTTTTTAGTATAAGTCTTTCTCATGATAATTTATTTAATTATTACAAGACTAATTTTGGAATGATGCAACATCACAATTATAGTTTGACAGAGTTAGAAAATATGATGCCATGGGAAAGAGAAATATATGTTGGATTACTTTTAGAACACATCGAAAAAGAAA